GACGTGGAGCCCGCCGACCTGCGCGGCTTCGCGCAATGTCATTTCTTCGCCGGCATCGGCGGCTGGCCCTATGCGCTGCGACTCGCGGGCGTAGCGGAGGAGCTGTCCGCCTGGACCGGTTCGCCGCCTTGCCAACCCTTCAGCCAGGCCGGGCAGCGCAAGGGACAGGACGATGACCGCCACCTCGCCCCGGCCTTCCTGCGGCTCGTCGCCGCCTGCCGCCCGGAGCTCGTCTTCGGCGAGCAGGTCGCGAGCGCGGCGGTGCTCGGACCGGTTGGCAGAAAGTCTCGCGCGGCAGTTGAGGGCCCGGCTGGCTGGGCGTGGTTCGACGCTCTGGCGGCTGACCTGGAAGCGGCATCTTACGCCGTCGCGGCGGCCGATCTGCCGGCTGCGGGCATCGGCGCGCCGCACATCCGCCAGCGCCTGTTCTTCGGCGCCGTCGCCTTGGAAGCAGTCACTCGCGGGTTGGGCGACGGCCTCGGCGAGGGATCACAAGGACGGATCGGAATGCCGGTCGGTGCCGATCAATGCGCTGCTCGGCCGACAGGTCTGGCTGGCGGGTTGGCCGACGGCGATGGCGGGCTCGCCCGCCACGAAGCGATACAACGCGGCCGGCAACACCGATGCGAGCCGCAGGACGGTGAAGCTGGTGGACTGGTCGATGGCGCCGACCCTGGCGGGGCCAATGCGACGGACGGCGTCTGGCGAGATCCGGACTGGCTCCTCTGCCGCGATGACCGCTGGCGGCCCGTTGAGCCCGGAACATTCCCGCTGGCTGATGGGCTACCCGGTCGCATGGGGCTGCTGCGGGGCTACGGCAATGCGATCGTTCCGTCGCTCGCGGCGGAGTTCGTGACGGCGTTTCTGGAGAGCCTGCGATGAAGCAGAGCCGGATCATGTCGATGGTCGAGGCCGCGGCAAACGTTGTCGTCGGCTACGTTTTGGCCATCGCCACGCAGATCGTCGTGTTCCCGTGGTTCGGGATCGAGACTGGTCTCGCGGAGCATCTGACCATCGGCTTGGCCTTCGTCGGCGTCTCGCTGGCGCGGGGTTACCTGCTGCGACGACTGTTCGAGCGTTGGCGATAGCGCCGGACATCACACATCGGCGGGCTCGACTGCCGTGATGTAGGCGGGGCCTGCATTCCACGAACCCTCATCAAGGGTCCAGAAGGCGTCCTCCATGTCGGCCAGCGCCACGAAGGCGACGGCTTGCGCCGCCTCCGGGGACAGTGCCTCGACGGTCACGCAGGTGCTTTCGGTGACGGCACGGGTGATCTTGACCCTGTACCGCGGCATCAGACGGCGTCCTCGATGCGGTAGCAGCGCCCTCTTCCTTCGACTTTCTCCGAGGTGACGGTCAGACCGAGCTTTTTCTTAAGCGCGCCGGCAAGCGCACCCCTCACCGTGTGCGGTCTCCAGTCCAAGGCCGCGACCATCTCGTCGATGGTCGCGCCGCCCTCGGTGCGGAGCATCTCGATCAGCTTCGCCTGCTTCGTGCCCGTGCGCGGTGTGCGCGCCTTGGGCGCGGGACCAGCCTCGGCGGGAGCGTCCTGCGAGGCCTCTTCACTCGGCGCCTCGTCGGCGCTCGCGGGCGCGCTGTCGCCGCTCTCCGGCTCGACGCCGATGGCGACGAGGCCCGCGTCCGTGATGTGCAGGAGGATGGCGCGGCCGTCCTCGTCATTGCGCCAGATCCGGTTGAGGGCGGCGTCGGCCTTGGTCTGGCTGTCGGTCGTGGTTTCGGCGATCAGCCCGCGGGAGAGGAGCGCGCCGACCACCTTGGTGGCGGCGCCGCCGCGGAGCGAGCCGGGAAGCGGCAGGACGTTGCGGCCCTCGCGCTGCGCGGCGGCGCTGAGGATCACGAGCTGGGTGTCGGAAAGCTTGGTCATCGGGGGTCTCCGGATTCGGGCCCGCGTCATGCGGCGCCTTCTACGACCCCGAGCCGCGCGGGGCGCGCGGCGGGAGTTCCGGCTCGGCCGGAGATCACTCGGCGTGTTCGCCCTCGCCGAAGGCGCTGTCGGTGATGCGCTTCAGCAGGCTGGCGTAGTGTTCGAGGGTGCCGACCATCGCCCAGCCCACCTCGTCGGGGTGGCAGTTGAAATGGTCGTCGCTGAGCGCCTGCAGGCGCGCGAGCATCGCGTCGATCTCGGCTTTCTTGCCGATGAAGGCCGCGAGCGCGTTCGCCCGGTTCCTCGAACCGGTGGCGGAACCGGGCTCACCCTTGTTCCGGCGCGCCTTCTCGGCGCGGGCCTCAAAGCGCTGGGTTGTGATCGGGTTCAGGCGGGTTGTCATCGTGGTGGCTCCGGGTGAGTTGCATCGTCCTTGTGATCGGACGTTCGCTCCGGTGGCGCGGCTTATCAACTCGATAAGCACCTGACTTTGAATGATAATCGAGGGTGGCGATGCAGGGCATGAGCGAGCGCCAGTACGCCGCCCATGTCGGGCTGTCGCGCGGCGCGATCCAGAAGGCGAAGACGGCGCGGCGGCTCGTCCTGCACGAGGATGGCAGCATCGACGCTGTCGCATCCGACAAGCGGCGGGCCGAGACGACGGACCCATCGAAGACCAGGGAAGCGCCGGCGCCGAAGCTGAAACCCGTGCCCGAGGCCGCCGTCGCCGCCGTCGGCGACACGCTCCGTGAACAGGGGCTGTCCGCGCCTGCCGTCGGCGGCGGTACGACCTTCCTGCAGGCCAAAACCGCGAACGAGGTGCTGAAGGCGCAGGAGCGGCGCATCCGACTCCAGAAGCTGAAGGGGGAACTGGTCGACCGCGCCCGGGCGGAGACGCTGATGTTCCGGCTCGCGCGCGACGAGCGCGACGCTTGGGTGACGTGGCCGGCGCGGGTGGCCGCGCTGATGGCCTCGGAACTCACCGAGGCATTGGGAGACGCATGCGAGGTGGAGGCGGCGCTGATGCAGAAGGTTCTGGAGGCCCATGTTCGCGCCCAGCTCGACAGCCTCGCGGAGATCCGACCCGGGCTTGGATGACGATCTTGTCGGGTTCGACGGCGCCGCCGCGTTGCTCCGCGCCTGGTCGCGGGGCCTGCGCCCCGACCCGGACCTGACCGTCTCGAGTTGGGCCGACCGCCACCGGAAACTCGCCTCGCGCGCGTCGGCTGAGCCCGGGCAGTACCGGACCGCGCGCACGCCCTACATGCGCGAGATCATGGACCGGCTCTCGCCCGGCGATCCGACCCAGCGGATCGTGTTCATGAAGGCGGCGCAGGTCGGCGCGACCGAGGCCGGCAACAACTGGATCGGCTTCGTCATCCACCAGGCGCCGGGCCCGATGCTCGCGGTCCAGCCGACGGTGGAACTGGCCAAGCGAAACTCGCGGCAGCGGATCGACCCGCTGATCGACGAGAGCCCGGACCTGCGGGATCGGGTGAAGCCCGCGCGATCCCGCGACGCGGGCAACACGATGCTGTCCAAGGAGTTCGCGGGCGGCATCCTGATCATGACCGGCGCCAACTCGGCGGTCGGGCTGCGGTCCACCCCGGCGCGGTACATCTTCCTCGACGAGGTCGACGCCTATCCGGCCTCGGCCGACGAGGAAGGCGATCCGGTCACGCTCGCCGAGGCGCGCTCCCTGACCTTCGCCCACCGGCGCAAGGTGCTGCTGGTCTCGACGCCCACGATCCGGGGGCTGTCGCGCATCGAGCGCGAGTACGAGGCCAGCGACCAGCGTCGGTTCTTCGTGCCGTGCCCACAATGCGGCCACGCACAATGGCTGAAGTTCGACCGGCTGCGCTGGCAAAAGGGCCGCCCGGAGACGGCCGAGTATCACTGCGAGGGCTGCGACGCGGCAATCGCGGAACACCACAAGACGGCGATGCTGGAGGGCGGCGAATGGCGGGCGACCGCCACGGCCGCCGATCCGACCACGGTCGGGTATCACCTTTCGGCGCTCTATTCGCCGATCGGCTGGCTGAGCTGGGAGCGGATCGTGCGGTCATGGGAAGCAGCCCAAGGGTCGGACGAGGCGATCAAGGCGTTCCGCAACACGATCCTCGGCGAGACATGGGTCGAGACCGGGGAAGCGCCCGACTGGCAGCGGCTCTACGACCGGCGCGAACGCTGGAAATCCGGCACGGTGCCAGCAGGCGGGTTGTTCCTGACAGCCGGAGCCGACGTGCAGAAGGACCGGATCGAGGTCGATGTCTGGGCCTGGGGTCGCGGCTTGGAAAGCTGGCTCGTCGATCACGTCGTCATCGAGGGCGGGCCCGACCGGCACGACGCCTGGTCGGAGCTGACCGCGCTGCTGGACAGGTCCTGGCCGCATGAACGCCGCGCGCATCTCAGGATCGCGCGGCTCGCCATCGACACCGGCTACGAGGCCCCGGCGGTCTATTCCTGGTCGCGGGCGCAAGGCTTCGCGCAGGTGTCGCCGGTCAAGGGCGTCGAGGGGTTCAACCGCTCGAGCCCGGTGTCGGGGCCGACCTTTGTCGACGCGACCGAGGGCGGCAAACGCCTGCGGCGCGGGGCGCGGCTCTGGACCGTGGCGGTCTCGACCTTCAAGGCCGAAACCTACCGCTTCCTGCGGCTGGCACGCCCGACCGAGGAGGAGATGGCCGACGGGGCGGCGTTCCCGCCCGGCTCGGTGCACCTGCCGCACTGGGTCGAGAACGAATGGCTGAAGCAGTTCGTGGCCGAGCAGCTGGTGACGGTGCGCACCAAGCGCGGCTTCGCCCGGCTGGAATGGCAGAAGCTGCGCGAGCGCAACGAGGCGCTGGATTGCCGGGTCTACGCCCGCGCAGCCGCCTGGATCGCGGGCGCGGACCGCTGGCCCGACGAGAAATGGCGCGACCTCGAGGATCAGCTCGGGGCCGCCCCCACCGACACCGATCCCGCCGGGCAGATCAACCGGCCGGGACAGGCCCCGCAGGGCAAGCGCCGCTCCGACTGGCTCGGGCGGCGGGAGGGATGGTTCTGAACATGATCGACTGGACGGAAACCGAGCTTTCGGCGCTGCGCCGGGCCTATGCCAGCGGCACGACGCGCGTCAGCTATGACGGCAAGTCGGTGGATTACGGCTCGGCCGAGGATCTGCTCGCCCGCATCCGGACCATCGAGCGCGCCATCGCGGGCTTCAGCCGCCCGCTGCCCGTGGCGGGGCTCGCTGGCTTCTCGCGCGGGGATCGCTGATGTCGGCGACCTGGTTCGACCACGCCATCGCCACGGTGGCGCCGCGCATGGCGGCTCGGCGCGTGATGGCGCGTCAGGCATTCGAGACGCTGACGCGTGGCTATGACGGCGCGGCGCGCGGGCGACGGACGGACGGCTGGCGCGCGCCGGGATCCTCGGCCGACACCGAAATCGGCGTCGCCGGGGCGCTGCTGCGCGACCGCATGCGCGATCTGGTGCGCAACAACCCGCATGCGGCCAAGGCCGTGGCGGTGCTGGTCAACAACATCATCGGCGCGGGCATCATGCCCCGCGCCGCTAGCGGCGACGACAAGCTGGACCGGAAGGTCGATGCGCTCTTCGAACGCTGGACGGCGGACTGCGACGCCGATGGCCAGCTCGACTTCTACGGCCTGCAGACGCTGATCTGCCGCGAGATGGTCGAGGCGGGCGAGGTGCTGGTGCGCCGCCGCCTGCGGCGATCCTCGGATGGTCTGCCGGTGCCGCTGCAATTGCAGGTGCTGGAGGCCGACTTCCTCGACGCCACCAAATCCGGCGCGCTTGGCGCCGGTCGGCTGGTGCAGGGGATCGAGTTCGATCCGCTCGGCAGGCGCCGGGCCTACTGGCTCCACGCCGAG